ATTTAGCACGGACATTACCTTTGGTGACGCTACTACATTCGGTAGTCCATATACTGGATTAACCTTTAGTGGTGACGGATGGGTTTTAAGTACAAATCTATCAGATGGTGAAGTTAACATTGAAGAAGCGAAGTATTCGTGGAATGTAATCGAAGATGTTTTAACTTTAACATTCGGTAGTCAAGCAGAACCATATGGATTAGCGTGGGGCTTACATAGACCATCCAATAACTGGTTTGCTTCAACTCCAAGAGACCATAGCGTTACGAATGGTGTCGGATTTGGATTGAACAAATGGGGTGTTGGTGCTGATTTATTCTATGGTGGAAGCACAGAAGATGTTCTTGATGAAGAAGGTGTAGTAACCGAAGAAGGTTCACTATATTGGGCATCAAGATTTTCTTATGGTGTTTCTTTTGCTGGTATAGATTCGAATTTCGGACTATCATTAAATAGTAACGAATCTCAACTTGTAGATGTTAGTTTAGGTAATGACCTATTCACAACATCTCTTGAGTATGATTTGTCAGAAGAGGCAGATGGTGCGTATTGGGTAAGGGGAGTGGTAACACCACCTCAAGCTCAAGGTGCATTTCTACTTCTCGGATTAAACTCCGATGAAGTTGTGACATATGGGGTTGGGTATAAATGCTCAGACAATATGAAAGTTGTTTCTGAGTTCACATCTGGAAAAGATTCAGATGGTAATGAAATCGAAAATGACTTCTCTATTAGAGCAAGTTATTCATTCAAATAATAAACAATAAATCGGAGAAATAAAAATGAATATTAAAAATATATTTGGAACAATAGGTGATGTATTAACTGGTATATCAGGTGTACTAACTGGTTTAGTATCAGTTTCAATCTTATCAACTGTAGTATTTGGTAATGGTTGGTTAGGTACTGATATTATCGCTAATATATCTGCTCTTGTTGGCTCTTTCTTAAGTGGTGGAGTAACAGGATTGTTAGTTCTAATCATTCTTTTATCTTTATGGAATGACTAAAATAGTGATATAAATCACAAATAAAAGATGGGACTAGTAAAATAGTCCCATCTTTTTGCATTTAATTTGGTGGAAACATCCATATATATAATATTTATATTAAACCAACAGAGGTTAATATAGGAGAAATTGTTATGAGTAAAACAAGAAGTTCTCAAAAGAAGGTTTCACTTTCCGAATTAAATAATCATACTACAAATAATAAACGCCAAGCATTAAAGGATTTAAAGATGTTAAACTTTGATGAATTGATGTATAAGAATACAGCACAAAAAAGATTCTACAAAACTATATCTACAAAAGATATAACATTTGGAATCGGACCGGCTGGTTGTGGTAAAACATATCTATCAGTACATAGAGCTTTAAGAGAGTTAGGTGATAAGGATTCACACATAGATGGTATCGTTATCGTTAAACCTCTCGTAGAAGCGGCTGGTGAAAAGATAGGATACTTACCAGGTGATGTAGAAGAAAAAACAGCACCATTTATGATGTCGTTTTATTATAATATGGAACAGATTATCGGTAAACAAAGATTAGAAATATTAAAAGAAAGTAATGTCATTCAAGTTATACCAATGGCTTTTATGAGAGGTATTACACTTTCTAATAAATTTGTTATATTAGATGAAGCTCAAAATGCTACACCTGAACAAATCAAAATGTTTGTAACAAGAATCGGTGAACATAGTAAATATATTATCACAGGTGACTTGGAACAATCTGATATAGCCAAACATAAAAGTGGTTTAGAAGATGCAATCAAAAGATTCGCAGGTATTCACGGAGTAGGTTTAGCTTCATTTAAAGAAAAAGATGTTGTTAGACATTCACTAGTTAGACGATTACTCAAGAGATATAAACCATCTTTTAATATTATCGATGAAATATCAGCTGAAGATACAATATCAATGTGGATAAAAGAGAATGATTTAGAGACACCAACTGATGGTTCTTTATCCCGCGATGATTATTATTATAAATTAAAAAAATAAAAAGCTTGACTTATATGTCATAAAGGTTGTATATTGTTATATGTATATTTTAATAATATAGGAGAATCTTTATGATTAAGACTTCATATGCATATGGGATAACTATAATCCCAATGTTACTTATAACTTGGTATTTTTCTGGAATGATGGATGAATATCACGAAGAGAAAATGAGGTTACAAGAAAGAGTTTGGGAGTTAGAAAATGATTGTGGTTTTACAGAAGCTAATAAAATAGCTTTTGATGTTACAGTCACTACTTACAATCCAACTCGACAACAATGTGATTCGACACCAAACATCACAGCTGATGGTACAAGAATAAATCCAAAGAAGGCAACTCAATATCGTTATGTTGCACTTTCAAGAGATTTAATTGCCCGTTGGGGAGGTCCGTTTGATTATGGTGATTATATTGTTATTGAAGGTACAGGTAAATGGGATGGTGTGTATCAAGTAAGAGATACAATGAATCCTAAATGGGTCAAACGAGTAGATATACTCACAACAAATAGTAAATTCAGATATGATAATATCACAATGTATAAGTATACTAATGAAGAATATTTAATTACTGAAGGTTACATAAATTAGGAGAAGCACAAATGAAGTGTATGATGAGTGTGGATGGCTCTAATGTCGTTAGAGTCTCTGATGAAAAAGCTGCAAATTTATTTCACGAAGGTTGGAGATATGTGTCCAAATCTTTATGGAAAGAAAAAGTTCGTGATGTAAATAAAAAAGAAGATACTAAAAAATCAAAAAAAAGAAAGAATAAATGAGTATAAAATATGTTATAATCTCTACAATAGTTTTCATTATAAGTCAAATATTGATTTGGTATCAGTTAAATTCCCAATTAGTTTGGAAATGGGCTGAAGGATATAAGTCAATGTTATGGATGTCATTACTTGGTATACCTATCAGTATATTAATGTGGTTATGTACTAAATGGGGTTATCTTGGATTCGGTACTTTATGGGCTGTAAGATTTATGGGATTTGCTACTTCAATGTTAGTATTTCCCATAATGACATATTGGTACTTGGGTGAACCAATGACTTTGAAAGTGTGGATTACAATGGGATTAGCTGTTATTATAATGATCTTACAGTTAATATAATATAAGCTTTATTAATACTGTTAACTGTTATAACTGTATATAACTAGTACAAAAAATTTGAAAACGATAAAAAAAATTAAAAAGAGGATAAAAAAAATATGATTAGTTACATAGGCGGAAAATCAATAATTGGTAAATGGATTAGAGAATATATTCCTACTGATATAGAAACATATGTTGAAACATTTGGTGGAATGTTTTGGGTTTATTTTTGTATGGAAGATAAATATCCAAACCTTAAAAATGTAGTATATAATGATTTCAATCAATTAAATTGGAATCTATTTGAAAATGTACGAGGTAGTAATTATAAAGAACTTGGAGAATTATTAAATGCTCACGATTGTCAACAATATGGTACAGAGAACGCAGACTCTCCAGAAGTATTACAGACAAGAATAGATACATTCAATTCATATCAGAAAGAAATATTTGCTGATGATTTTAAAATTACAAATGATAATAGTAAGGAAGTTGCTATGAAATATGCATTTGTTTTAACTCAAATATTTTCAGGGTCTCAACCTGAAAAGGCTAAATATATAGATTTTAAAGGAAAGTATAAACCTAAATTTAGAACTTTTAGAGAAAAATTAACTACAAGTAAATATGATAGATTTCAGAGACAACTTGAAAATATAACTATATCTGAAAATATGGATTTCGGTGAAGTCATTGAAAAGTATGATTCACCATCTACATATTTTTATGTAGACCCACCATATTGGAAAACTGAAAACTATTATTCTAAACATGACTTTGATAGAAATGACCACGAAAGATTATGTACACAATTAAAAAATGTACAAGGAAAGTGGGGATTATCTTATTATGACTTTGAACTATTACAAGA